TCAATATCCGGGTTAAAGACAGACGTGACGGTCAGGCTGATCGTCTCGGTCTGGGGCTCGATCTGCTCGGCCTTGGTGGAGCCTGAGACAGAAGGACGGGCCGCTGCGCAGCGGTAGATCACGTGCCGCTTTGCAAAGACGTCGCCCTCGAACTGGAAAAGCAGCGCAAAGGCCACGGTGCCGGCGTTGGGGTCTTCCAGCAGGACGCCGTTGGCGTCGCGCTTATAACCCAGGACGTCCACCAGGAAGTCCTCGGGGATCTTGGCGAGCTCGAAGTCGCCCTCGTAGCCGTTGTTGGCGACGGTCACGTAGTAGGCAATATTGTCGGCATAGAAGGTGTTGGTGTCGCCCTGGGGATCCAGAGACAGGGACACGGCGCCCGGCAGGCGCTTCGGGGGGCCGTAGGTAGCAGAGCCGTCCGCCGCGATGGTGGCCACGGCGTAGTGGACGTTCTCAATGCCGTACTTGATCTTATTGGTGTCAGCCATTGATGGTAACCTCCATTGTGTAGGTAATTTGGAACATGCGTTCGCTGTCGATGTAGGCCTCGCTGCGGGTGTAGCTCAGGCCGGCGGCGTTCAGGGCGTTCTCCACGCGGGTCTCCAGGACGAAGTCCTTAATGTCCGTGTAGAGCTCCACGGCCAGCGGCCGGATCCGGCTGTAGTTGGTGTTGTCCGCGTACATGTCGTCCGAATCGGTGAACAGCCAGCAGATGAAGGGCGGGGCTTCTACAGTGTTCTCTTGGAATTCGTAATAGGCGCACGGGAGACCGATGCTCTCGACGATGGTGCTGATTTCTTGATAGGTCATATGCGCTCGATCTCCCTCCTCAGCTCCTCCGGGAAGGCCTGCTCGACCAAATCGTTGACGGGAGCGATGTGCTCGTAGGCTCTTACAAAGCCGAAGGTCCGGCCGGTGCCATTCCGGCAGACGTGGCCGTTCTCCAGCAGGTGGGTCAGCCGGTAGTGCTTGGCGTTGTAGACGTGGCCGGTCACGCGGATCCGGGCGTCCCGGTCCTTCCGGTAGGTCCAGCTGCGGGAATAGGCGCCGGTCGGGTGGCCGTTCGGAGCGAAGGTCTTGACGGCCCGGAGTTTTGCCTGGGCCACTTTCGAGACGGTCTCTACCGTGTCGTCCATGACGTCGTAGACCTGGCGGCCGTATTCGTCCAGAAGCTTGTTGACAGCAGCGGCGAAGTTGGCCGGGGAGACCTTAAGGCCGTTTGCCATTGGTGCCGCCTTTCCGCTCGACGTAGAGCTCCATCTCGTCGCTGTTCTCAGCGAAGTAGGTGCGATACACGCCATAGGGCTTGCCGTTGTAGATCACGGTGTCCTCGCCCTGGTAGTTGGCCGCGGGCATGGTGAACAACCAGGAGGGATTGAGGCCGCTGCGGCCGCCGTTGAAGAACTCGGCCCGGGTCACGCTGTCCACGCGGCAGAAAACCTGGCGGGACGTCTCCGTGGGAACGTCCACGCCGTAGGCGTTCTTCTCGTAGGTGGTGGACAGCAGCTGGATCACGCCGTCCATCACGTTCCCTCCATGTGCTGGGAGAAGATCCGGTTGTTCAGCGCCCAGCGGATCATGCGGGGCATGGCCTCGCCGGTGTCCCGGCGGCGCCAGGTCCAGGCCGCGTACTGCACGACAAGCATCTGGTCCTCATCCGAGTCGGTCAGCTCCGCGCCTTCGCGGGTGATCGCCTCGGCCGCGCTCTTCAGATAGGCTTTAAGCCGCTCATCGAAGGCGTTGGTGCTCAGCCGAAGGTCAATTTTCAGCGCTCCAAGCAGAGATGTGGGATCCGTCATGCCGTCGCCTCCTCGATCGCTTTGGTGATCTCAGCCTTGGTCATCCGGCTGCTGACGCCCTCGACGCCCTGATCCGCAGCGTATGACAAAAGCTGGGCCTTTGTCATACGGCCGAGGTCGGGCGCCGCGGACGGGCTGCTTTCAAGAGCCGGGATTATTCCCCCGCCGGGGCGAAGGTGACGGCGGTCGCGGTGGGTGCCGCGCCGATGCCGACGGCCACGAAGGCCTCCGCGATGGCCGGGGCGCCGTCATAGCGGGCCACGACCTTCATCACGGTCTGGTCCTGCAGGAAGCGCACGTGCTCGCTGGTGCCGAAGCGCGGGCCGCGGCGCTCGCCGAGGATATAGAGCTCGAAGTAGCCGCCGATGATCACGTTGTCGGGGATGAAGTTGAGCACTTCGATGACGCCGCCGATGACGGGCATGGTGCCGTTCACGCCGCTGACGATCGCGCCGCTGGCGTCGATGCTCATGGCCTCGGCCACGACCTTGGTGTAGGTGACCTCGTTCATGACCCAGACCTTCTCGCCGCGGGCGTAGCGGCCCTTGGCCGCGCCGGAGGCGAGCGCCAGCTGCTTGAAGAAGTCCATGCCGGTCACGGTGTTGGCGATGGTCTTGATGTTGGTGGTGTGCAGGTCGGCCCAAGGGCGGGCGGTGGCGGGGTAGCCGGTGGGCTGCTCGGTCTGAGCCAGGCGGCTCACGATGCCCTGGGGCATGTTCTGCGTGCCGGCAGCGTTGCGGCCATACAGGATAGCCTTGTCGAGGGCCAGGCCGATAGCCTGGGCAAGGGACTCCAGAAGCTCAGCGATCAGGTCGAGGTCGCTGTCCTCGATGTTGGCGTTGCAGACGGCGAAGTAGCCGGCCACCATGTAGCAGTTGAGCTCGAGGTCGTTGAAGGCCAGCGTCAGCTCGTTCAGGTTGGCGCAGCACTCGGTCCAGATGGCCTCGGGCACGACGCCCATGATCAGGTACCGGCCGTCGCCGCGCACGGTGCGCACGGTGACGTGGCGGTAGAGCTTGGAGTAGTTGATCATGTTCTCGCGCAGCAGGCCCAGCATGACCTCGGGGATCGTCAGGCCGACGTTGGTGATGGCGCGCTTTTCCTTAATGGAGCTGCGGATCTCCTGCAGGTAGGCCTGTACGTCCTCGCGGGCGGCGAAAGCGTCGCGCTCCTGGGCGCTCATCTTGCCGAAGAAACGGGCACGGGTGATGGTGTTCATGGTCGATACATCCTTTCTTTCTCCGGCATTGGCCGGGTCCTTATGTTTGGGAGAGGTGTCCTGGCGGGCCTCCTCGGCGGCCAGCTGTTCCTCCATCTCGCGGATCTCGCCCTCCAGGGCGGACACGCTGTTGCGGTGCTCCTCCAGCTCCGCGTCGAAGGCGTTGATTTCCGCCTCCAGCGCGCTGCGCTCCTCGGCGGTATTCTCCTCCGTCACTTCTTCGATCGCGGCGGCGTACTCCGCCTCGCGCTTCTCGAAGTCGGCGTCCTTCTCGCGCAGGCTGGCGAGCGTGTTCTTCCTGTCGTCGATCTTCCGGCGCAGGAGCAGGGCTTTCAGTGCCATTTCTTGAGCACTCCTTTCATGTTTTCCTTCCAGGCCTCCAGGGCCTTGGATCGGTGGGCGTCGCGTTCGGCCGATCGGGCCGCCACGCTGGTTTCGGAATAAGCGGGGAAGGTGCAGACCGAGACCTCATAGAGAGGATCCACGCGGGTGATCGTCCAGTGGACGCTGCCGTCGTCGTTCCAGGTGGTCTCCTCGGCGCCGATCTGGAAGCCGAAGCTGCACTGGCTCACGTCGCCGCGTTTCACGCGCTCGTAGAGGTTCATGGCGTCCCCGTCCTTGGGGTTGATCAGGATATCGCCCCAGAGGCCGTGGCTGTCCTCCCGCAGTTGCAGTGTCCCGGCCGTCGTCCGGCCGAGCACCAGCGTGCTGTCGTGGTTGGTCAGTGCGCGGACGTCGTCGCCCAGGGCGTCGGCAAAGGCGCCCGGCGCGATGCTCTCGCTCATCTCCGGGCCGATCTCGTAGTTGCTGTTAAAAACAGCGAAGTACCCGGAGATGTGGAGCGCGCCGTCCTCCTCCCGCGTCTCGAATGCGGTCGGAATCGTGCGCAGCGTTCTCATCTCAGGGCGTCTGGTCTTGTCCATTGGCTTTCTCCTTTCGCAGCGGGCAGCGGCCTGCCTGATCGTTCAGCACCCACCAGCCCTTGCAGCGCTTGAAATACTGGTTTCCGCACCAGCCCTCGGCCTTGGTGCACCAGATCCGCATATCGGTCTTGTAGGCCGCCTGCGGGCAGCTCAGCGGGACGTTCATGCGCTGCCTCCCGTGAGCTTGCTCTGGTTGCCGCTCTGGTCGTAGGGGATGTAGTTTTCCAGCACCTTGTACTCTTTCAGCCCCGCCGGCGGCAGGTGCATCCGGTCTCGCCATTCATCGCCGTTGACGAAGCCGCGGTCGGCGCCGGCCAGCAGCAGGGTGGAAAGCCCGGGCAGATCGTAGTCCAGCAGGCTGTAGTAATTGAGCCGGATGAAATAGTCCGGTGACGTGATCAGGCAGCGGGTCATTTCCTGCTGGATGGTCTGGGCGATGGCCCGGACCTTGGTTTGCACAAAGTTGTTGTACTCGTCCCGCTTGAACTCGCCCACGCCCAGGAGAAAGGCCGGCACACCGACCACCGCGGCGACGGTTTTCTTGTCCAGCTCTACCGTGTCCCGGATGGCCAGATCCGCCAGGCTCAGCGGCCGGATCTGTTCCACCTCGAACTGTTCCGCGGGGATGAGCCAGGGCTGTCCGGGGCTGCTGGGTTTGACGTAGCTGTCCAGGAGCTTCTGCCGGCCCTCCGGGCTGGAGAACTCATCCGTCAGCGCGTCCACCTTCACGATGATGCTGGGCTTCCACTCGCTCGACATGAAGGCGTTCTCCGTCCGCTGGGCCTGCTTGAGGTTGTTGGCCACGTCCCGGAGCGTCACCGTCACGCCTCTTCCCTTCCACGGGTAAAGCGGGTCGGGGTTGTATGCGATGTGGATCAGGGCATCGGGCTGCCTCGGCACGCCGTCGATCAGCACCCGGTAGTCCCGGTAGCTGGTGCCCTCCGGCTGGAGCTGCACCCGGCTCGCGCTGATCGGCTCCAGGCTCTTGATGATCC